GGGACAACAAACAATACCAAACCTCGGACGATACTCGTGACAGAGTCACTCTGAAAGCTCCGGCGTTGTAGTGGTTCCCCCGGTTTCGCATAAACTATAGTATTACCAAACACTGGTGGCGGTGCCACACTATCACAATAAATAAGACGGAAGGTGGTATAACCACACTGAACTTAAAGAGAGTGAATTATACTACTATAGAAAACTTAAAACGGCGCGAAATGCTAACTGTGGCTAGTTTACCTACCCTTTACTGCATAGATGTCATCCCAAGTAGGGAATGCATATTCTGATTGACATCCCTAGCAGTATGCCTTTCCGTATTTTCGCTGGTTGTTGAAACGTTCCCATCAAGTCCAAACAACTTGTTGTTAACGCTCGTGAGGGCTGCGGCCTTCATTTGTGCTACCGCTTCTCTTGCTCTGTCCGATGTCTTAGAGTTAACTTCATAGAAGTCAAATGCATATCGTGCCAGACTTTTGTCCCTCAAATTCCGAAGAAGACCATACCTAGGCATGTACAGCTCTTCTGAATTTCTCATTTCGATATATGCTTCGGCCGCATCAGAAAAATGATGCATTATTTGTCGCAGTGTTGGCCTTGCATTCTCGATTATTGGTTTTAGTGGGTATTCGATTTGCTCATCTCCGTCCATCATCACCCACACACCATTCACGTCAGGAGACGTGCCATTATTGATACACCAAACCATGAAACCATTCATGATTACACTCATCTGTGTATCCTCCAATTCATATGCAACCTTGATTGCATCATACCAAGCCTCAAACTGCGCTTTGGTAGCTCTTGTGTTGAACAAATCCGTCTGGGTGGGCTTATACTCTATCAAGTGATCGAGGTTGAGTATCACATTGCCCTTTACCATTGGGAGGTTCATTTTCTTTGTTATTTTCTGAAGCCTCGGAACAATTCTGCCTTTTGAGCTGCTGCCCACATCTCTATCTCTCTGTGCTCCAGAATCTGCGGTCGCTGCATTCTTTGCCTTCTTCTCCTTCTCCTTTTCCTTTTCACCACCAGCATCAATGAGCTGCGGACTAGTATCAGATTGAAGAGACACTGCTTCATGGCACCCATCTGTTTGATCAAAATTTAGAATTTGCAAATACTCCTGCAACTCATCAAGTTTTGCATCTTTGTCGGTGTACAATTTCTTCAGAGCAGTTTCTGCTATGTAAGGAGTTTTTCCAGATGCTGCCAACTCCTTGAACTCTTCCTTCTGTACCAGCCACAAATAGAATTTTCGAATCTCTTGTAACAAGTCTGTGTGTCCCCATGCCTCTATCATTGCCGCGCAAATAGCTTCAGTCCTGTGCATCACTTCCTTGCTCCGATCCCATTCCAATATGGACACAATTCTCTCTTGCTCCAATTTTGGTATGTAAATTCCATCAACCTCCATCGCTGCATGTGACATAAACCAAAGCTCTTCACGCCTGTTTGTTCTCTCATTGAAATTGTAATTGAGGCCAAGTTCAGAAAAAGATTTCTCGAGTGTGTCATACAACCATGAATCATCATTTCTGACAGCCAGTATGATGTCATCACCATTTGCAAAGAACACCAGCCTTTCTTGAACATCTGCTTGTGACCATCCTTGTTTGCTGCAGGCATAGTACACTGCAATGACAACCATGAGTGTATTGTCAACAACTGTTGAAGGTTGACCACTGTTATTTCCCCTGAACTTTTTGAAAATTGTGCCATCCGGTGTCAAAATTGGTGTATATACAATCTCGGCATATAGATTTTCTAGCATTTCCTGCCCAACCCACCATTCCTCCATGAAGAAGCTTCTGATGTCCAAAACAGAGTTTAAGAGCAATGGAGTTAAAGAACTATCAAATTGTGATCCATCTGCGTGACAATATAGCCATCCATCTGGAAGACTCCTCATCAACTTATCCCATCCACCGTAAAATTTTGTCATGCCAACTGTCCATGGGCAAATGAGATTAAAGCTATAAAATTGATTGTTGAAATCATCAACGCAAACCTTTGCACCAAGAAGTGTGTCTATTGGTGCCGCAGTGAAAGTTCTTGTCTTGTTTGCTTGCACTTTCTCAAGAGGTCTTAATTCAGCCTTGAGCGAACCGTTCCAAATCCCTTTCATACCGAAAAATAGCCGTTCACAGCTAAGGTACAATAAGTGATCTTTCGCGGATTGATCCATGCTATCAAAATAATCCTGCTTCTTGCCTCTGTATTGTGCTCCAACTGCTGCTTTCATATTCAATGAACCATATATTTCGTCAGGGTCTGTGACATAGAAACACTTTTGAAATCCGAAACCGCTCATCATTGCTTTGACGTCCAACACGGCTTTCTCGAAAGATGGGAAATCTACTTCATTCAAGACCACTGGTTTATTATATTTGAAGAAATCTTTCTTGAATGCTTCTTTGTTCAATTTACTTGGTTGATACGCTCCCATCAGTGGCCTAAAGAACCCATCAGCCTCTTTGTGTGTTGAGAGATACTGCTCAAAATGTGGACACTTTCCTTTCACGACATGCTTAGTCACGAGTGTACTATCTGCTTGTCCACATGCAATGAGATTCCCACTCACTGCTTCAAAAACCCATCTTTGTCTACTGCTTTGCACTGCAACTGTGTTGCTGAACAGGTCTGACACCAATTTTGAAATTCTGAATTCATCTCTTGGTTGGTCTTCGACCAAATTCAATGAACCCCATGCTATTTTATCTGGCTGCCAAAACCAATGCTTGTCCCATGTTAAGCTCTCTACATTTTGCAGATATGTTCTCTCAAAATCATCAATGAATGGAACGAAGAAATTCTTGTCGGAATCATTGGATGTTAAACCATGAAATCCAACTACATAACCATCATTCACTGATACCAGCGGAAGCCCACAATAGCCATCCTGTGTAGTGATCCAATGTATCCAGAAAGAGCCCTTTCCTTCTGGAATAATAATTGAAGATTCTGAAACTGTTGCTCGCAAACTCTTCTCTTGAAAATTCGTGCCAACCATGCAGACTTTCTCCTCTTTTTGTGGCTGACGAAAGAAACTCCTCTTTGCAAATGGTGGGAAATCCTTCGGCATACGTATCAAAATTGCGTCCTTTCCTTCAATAAAGTGGATCTTGATTTGAGTTGTGTTTTGAATAACAAACTCACCATGCCAAGTTTTGACAGTTAAAGTTCCATTGTTACGACGGAAAAGATGCCCATTCGTGATTATGTATGAACCATAACCAATCCCATAAATGCTCTCATTATGCCCATCAGATGTGTTCGTCAGTTGGCAAATCAGGGTTGATATGCTACTATAATCCCTGAGTCCTTTGTATACTGATTTGCTTTCCAACTCCACCATTTCGTTCTGCTTTGGTACCTGATCCCTGGCAATTTTCACTGGCAAACCTGTTTGTCGCAGTTCGTCTTCTCTCTCAGGATAGCCTGCAATTGCATTGCTATTCATGCATAGAAGTGTTGGTCTATGTGGTGTCAAGTCAACCTTCAATGCTTCTTCAGTTCCTTTGCCAATGAAATATGCTTGAATTCCAGGATTGCTTATCACCATTTGGCTATCAAGTTCGTCATCAATTATTTTCCTCTTTCGAATTTCACCAAATTCATCTTGCACAATTCGTATGTCAACTCTGGGATTCTCATCCATTGTGTGGCCTGTCAAAGGGTCAACAAACCTTATCATACTGTAATTCTCTGGTTCAACTCCATACATATGAATGAAGTTCCTTGTTTTCTTTCCCATGCCTTTTGTATGTTTGCTGCCTTTCTGCTTTCCTTTCTCGGTGTACGCTTCACCAAATGTGTGCTCCATGGTGTAATCATCAGCATATACTTCTCGACCAACTTTCCTGTCGTGCGCATTCCTGAACTTCAGTTTTTGTATTTTGCGCTTGTTTCCTTGGGTTGACACTGTCTCCTTCATTTTCTTTGTGAAATATTCCCACATCATCCACCCACCTCCAATCAGTGCAAAAGTTGCAACCACAATATCGTTGAGAAACTTCTTACCATCCCACTTCCCTTTCAGCTGCAAAAACTTAATGATTTCAGATTGGCTCTGCAATCTAACTGTGTTCAAAATGCCAAGTTCCTCTAAACTGAATGGATTGTTGATGTCAACTTTTGTACTATCAAACTCGAGAAGTTGTGCTTTTGCCTGCTGCAACACTGATATATTTTGCTGTGTATAGTCTCGAAGGTATCGTTTGCGGAACCCATCAGCAATGCCAGAGAGTGAGAAGGAATGTCCAGTTACGGCTGATCCAATTGTATCAAAATGATTCTTTTTCATCATTTCCTCACCAAGCAGGTGATCTATGATTGCCACTGTTCTTGGGATAGCACTTGGATCTGTGCTAAGTGTGTAGCTAATCTTTGCTGCATTGACGCTTGACACACGCCCAAAGCCTGCATCACATTTGAACTTGCATATTGTATTCCACAGCATCTCAAACAACTTATCGAGGACTCCGTTTACATAAAAAGGCAAACGAACATTCTCATCACATTGCACTTGAATCCCTTGTCTATTGTATTCCTTCACTGTTAACCATTGGCTCACATATTGATGTGGAATTGCAAGCTTATTGAGTACCATTTCAGACTCCCTCAATTTGTATGTTTTCAGTAGTCTGTGAACTTCAGGGTGCATGCTGCCATCATACTTTATAAAGTGTATGGTGAAGAAAGGTGTCATCTCAAAATTGAGCGCGCTCCTTGCTTGCTTCACTGTGCACTTAGAAAGTATGTTTGTTGTGACACTCTGTGTTGTGACCGGCAACCCATACGCAAAAGAGAGGAAAGCTGCTTCAGTTGCTATAAATTCGGGTATTTCCTCAATTCCTTTTTCAGTGTGACCTATTCGCAACGCGAACCCTACTTTGCACCTTCCAACGCGTCCAAGTCTCTGAATCCTTTCACCATAGGTCACAGACTTTTTGTTGTATCTCACACACCTGCTGTCACTATCCAATACAGCAGAGACCTTCAAACCAAAATCTATCACACAATCGACATCAAGTGTGACACCATTCTCAATTATGTTTGTGGCTACAATGAAATGTGCCTTCTCAGCGGTGCCTGTTGTGTTTATCTCAACATTGTTCAATTGCATAGTGCGTCCGTCAACCTTTGTGACCTTAAAATGTCGTTCAATCAACAATTTTGATAATTGGTCAACTTCATTGTAACTTGCCACATAGACTAACAAATTGCTTCCATGTTGAATCATATCAGCATTAGAACCAGTTCCTTGTGCCTGTACGAATTGTTGGAATGACAATTGGTCCTCTACCTTCACTTTCACTGGATGTTGTGTCGTAAACGCACATTCTCTTCCCGGTGGGGTTGCTGACACTTTAATCAGTTTGCCTGCATATTCATATTCCTTCAATGCACAATTAAATGCAATTGTGGAACTATCTAACACATGACATTCATCAATTATGATAAAGTCAAAATCAGCAAGTTGATGGGGGTTGTTGACATAGTAGTGAAAAGCGAAACCACTTGTCATCACTGTTATATTGCTCGATCCAAATTTGCTCAAACCTCTCATTCGCAAAGTTACCATTTGGTAGAACGGATCGCCACCAAGTTGCTTGCTTACATTCTCAGCCAGTGGCCTTGTTGGTTCAAGTAACAAAACCTTGCCCTTCTTTGACAAATGATGTGGTAACCCAGTTGATTTCCCTGATCCAACTGCACCACGCACAAGAAATTCTCCGGCGCCAGATAAAGAAATTTGATTTGCGACTTGTGCTGCCGTTTCTCTTGTAAATTCAAAGAACTCTCCGGTTGTTCTGTAGTGTGGAACTACTCTGTCTTGTTGCAATTGTCTATCCCACCAATCCTCGAATTTCACATCGAAAGAAACAGATGTAGGCTCTTTGGCTGTATCGAGATCGAAATCAATGGTTAATTTCTTATCATCCTCGAGATTATTGATGTCATCCAAGCTCTGCACTTTCACATCCTCGCCCATCGTAGTAAACACAGTCTTGAGTTTGCTAAGTATCTTGAAAATAGCATCACTCCGTTCTGCATCTATGCACATTGTGAGCAAGGCCATGAACGCCACTATCTTCTCGAATTGTAGCTGCACTGCAGTTTTTCCTTGTGTGCTCACTGTATCCTCTTCTGCCACCATGTATTTGGCTGTTTCCAACAAGTCTGGACGAATACTCTCAACATGCGCAATGAAATTTTGAACAGAAGGTGATCCATTTGACATTTTCACGCACATATCGTACATGTGGAGTACTGTCTTCTCTTCTTCTGTCCTCTTATACTGCTGCACCAATGCTTTCTCTTGCCGCGCTGACTTGACTATGTTTTGAAGGGCCATTATCATTTGTACAAGTAAAGAAAATATGATACAAACATTAACCAAATATATAATATCACTATAACACCGATGCACAAATCTAAAAATCATATTCATAAAACTCATGACAATAAATGCCCACACACTCTCACACTTTTTGTATATAATATCTCGACTGCTTTTTAGGTGTGTTTGCGCCTTCATGAAGCACGCACTCACAAATTTTCTTGAAAACTCGCCTTTTTCTAGCGCAGCTTTCCTGGTCAAAAACTTTTCCGTAGATGGTGTAAACTTTTTCAATTGCCATGTTATATAGCACTTTTCCCACCAGCTTAAAACGTGCCATTCCTGCTTTAATTGATTTGTATAAATTTTTTCAAGCTCGGAATACAAGTTTTCATTTATTTCCATAAATCCCATCTCTTGCAATTGCCTATTTGAGGCCAATCTCTCAATATAAACTGCTAGCAAATCCCTAGCCGGTTTGTATGAGTGCGCGCCACGTGGACAGTTGTCCAGTACATCCATAAGACCACTAGATGCATTTGAAATGATGTCAAGTTGCTGTACAAGAACGTCATTAATTATTACTTTTCGCGTGAGCTGCTCCAGTATAAGAAATATTTTTGCAACGCTTTGATCTTTCTTAATCCACAGTTCAATTCCCTTCTCAAAATGTTTCATCCGGAACATATGGACCAAAATTGTTGGTGAGACCAAACCCATCAAAAGTATGTATGGGTCATTTTCGAGTATCTGTATCATTCTTTTGGGCTTGAAAATGCTTGTTATGAGTGCTGTTTCACATCTCAATCGTTGTTGCGCATCGCCACCAACCCTGTAAAACTTCATTTCTCCACGTAAATCATTTGACGCGAACTGTATCAACTGATTCACGGTTCCTGCTTTCAGCACATGGTAGCCAACCGTTAATGAACCGAACGAATCGATCACATGCATTGTTTGACTTTTGTGGTCGACCAAGATTCTTGGTAATTCGGCACTACGCGTCTCGGGATGAAAAACTGTGAGTATATACACGGCTGTTGCGACATCCATCATTGTTGGCCATTTGCCCAATTTTGGCACGATAATATCGCGAATCATCTTTGTGAAGTCCTTCGCTTCATCCTCATTAACATTCACTAGCATTGCTAAGAAAATGTTTAAGTAGCAGTAGCCATCCTTTGCAATATACATTCGATCTGTTTCAGTTGCTGGCAGATCAATGTATTTGGGTTCCCCAGCTGTTCCAACAACAAGGTGTCGTTTTGTTGGACTCTTCAAATCTGAATAGAAAGCCTTTCCATCATCTTGTGTCACACAACAACAAGGGTAAATAAAGTTACCATCTTGTCGTGAGATACATGCTAATGTGACTGGCTCTCTCTTGATGCTCTTGCCTTGCAGTGCGATTCTGGCACGCTCAAAATCAAGTGGAACCACCAATGACCCAATGGCAAGTTCTCTATAACCGTTTGGATTCTTTCGCACAATATATTTCTCATAACCTTCCGATGGAATTACTTCCTCAAAGAAGTTTGCAAAGAAACGCTTTGAATGCTTTCCTCTTTCTCCCCAAACAAAATTGCCATTCTTGTCTAATTGATTATCACATAGTAGACTTGGGTTCAATAAAGCCTTCGACGCCCTTTTGTTTCTAAATGCCACAAGCGCATCCTCGTCTGTTAGCGTCATATGATTTTTCCACCATTGCGTCATGGTGAGCAGTTGCTGTGAAGCTAAACTCAATTCCGCCTGAGTCACTGATGTTCCTTTCATCAATGCTTTGTTTATATCCTGAATTTGTTGCATGTGCGTGCTCGTGTAATTTTGTGTCAAGCGCACAATTTCCATTGAAGTATCTAAATTGAGATTTTCACACGTCACTTGTTGAACGATCTTCTTAACCAATTTGATTTCCGGTCTCTTCTGGTGCTCCTTCCATACTTCTTCACAGCATCCCATATGAGTTAATACAAATTGCTTGAATTCCTCCCAGCTCATATTTCCAAGATGATTTCTGCACTTGATGCATGATAATTTCTTGACTGGAAAGATGGTTTGACTCAGTAGTGCCGCAATCTCACCACATGCTTCATTATTGAAATCGACAGAGCATTCATGATCTTCAATTCTTGGGGTCATCTTATCAAAAACTTTCTTCCAGCCCGTAAAGAATTGTTTCTCTGGGATTTGTGTGTAATGCTGAATCTCAAAGATGTCTTCGATGGTTTCGAGTGCATTCACAAGCTTTCCAAACCTCCTCCCTCTAACGATGAAATGGGATAATTTTGTGTTGCACCTTGTGATATGTGATCGCCGATCAAAGAGTAACCCGCTATCACCATCCGTTATGTCATTGTCAAATAATACTCCATATCGTGCAAATTTGCACAGATTCGTGAGCATCTCACCAACAAACGGACTTCTGACTTCTTGCCGCATGTATTTTCCATCCTCGTGAGGAAGCCGAATTTTGGGGATGATGCTATCCCGTTTGTAAACATATTTTATGTCCACTTTGTCCTTCCTCTTGCCGATGAATTGCATTGGTTTTGCCCGAATTCGAGCCAGAGGTAGCAACTCTTCAATTACCTGCTGCACAGTGATGTGTTTCTTGTGCTTCTTGTGGATCATAGGCGATTTGGGTGTACGCCTATAGTAGGTAGTTTTAAAACTAACCTGCTCTCCTTTCCCATTGACTATTGGCCCTTTGACATGGCCAATGTATGCACAATTTTCATATTTCCCATCCAGGAAATCTTGAGTTTCCTGCTGTGCCTTTTCCATTGCAAGCTTCTTTTCTTCGGCTTGCTGTTGCGTTATATGGCGTATGCGAAATGTGCCTTTCTTGTACTTGGTGATCGGACTATGCTCTTTTATGAGCAATTGTCTTTGCACCATGGGGTTTTGGCTTAAAGCCATGTCCATTCTCTGGATGGACATATCATATTCAGAAATGAGCTTTGCTCCAGTTTGTCGCAAGGCATGCGCAATGCCTTTGATTGATGGCTGATGTGTAGCCATCTGGTGTTGCAGAACTACTGACTTCTGCTTGAGTGAGTTCTCCCTCACTAAATTCTTCGGTTCAGCCATGCAGATTGGCTGAATTGGGACGGCGATTGTTCCGATCATGATGGTGGCCATTCTAGATTGTTGAGTTGCGAGGACCTAGAAGGAGAGAAAAAGTGAGAATTCGCGAAAGAGGAAGAGAGGGTTGGGAGTGTTGTTGACTGTAGAGAAGAAGAAAACTTGAATCGAGAGATTAAGTTTGTCTGTGCTTGTCTTTGATTGTCTTGTATAGTTGCCCATGT